CTGAATCGTCGCCTTGACACAGAACTCGTTTTCGCCGTCGTAGTATTCAAAGTCGCGGCCCGTCACATAGAACTGGATGCCGCCGACGTTTTCGTTGTCATTGATCTGCGGAATCTTGCGATTAAAGAACTCCGGCCATGTGCTGGTGTCGTTCTTGATGGCACCGAAATCCGGCGCCGCATCGCAGATGATGAGCAGTTCCACAGAGCCGGCGTACTGGATACTGCCCTTGTCGGACTTCGTTTCCTTGAACTGAAACGAACGCAGCTGGCGGACGGTGCGAATTGCCATTGGTTACACCATCGCCAGTTGGGCTTGGCCGAAGCCTGGGATCTCACGCACGGCAGCGGCCACGTCTTCGATGCCGTCGGCGGCCCGCTCGGTGTTGTCGGCCGTTTGCTTGGCAGCGTCGGCCCCGCTCAGCCGAGGATCGCCACCACGGGCAAGCATGTTGCGGTACGACTCGCCGCCAGATGATCCGACAACAAGAGCACTCAACTCAGAGGAGGCGGCCTTGATGGCGGCACCGATGCTCTCGCCAGCAGCTGCACCCGCACCGGCAGCACCAGCCTTTTGGGCATTCGCCTGGGCTGCAGCAAACTCACGGTCGAATGCGGCAAACGGGCTGTTCATGTTCTGGACAGCCTGCTCGAACGTGTCGGCCGCAGATTGCCCGTACATCTCGCCCATCTGAAACGCACCGTCGGCCATTTCGCGTGCACCGCGACTGCCTTCGGCAAGCGACGCCTGCAGGTCGCCGAACCCGGCCGCACCGGCCAAGTCCGCCATCGACTTCATAACGCGAGACACGCCCTGCAGGATCAGGCCAAACAACTCGCTGAACATCTGCCCGATCTGTGATCCAAGTGCGACGAACACCTGAAACACGCCGGTCAGGAGCGTGACGGCGCCAACGACCATGCGGATGCTGAACACCAGGCCGTCGGCTAAAGTCTTGGCAATCGTCCAGCCCTTGGTGTTTTCGGCGAAGAACTTCACGATCAGGTTGGACGCTGCGGTGATGGCGGGGGCAAGCTGGGACAGGAACTGATTTACAAATCCCTGCATCGGCAAGGCCAGCCTGCCAATCGCATCGCCCATGGCTTCGATGGCAGCAACCTGCGGGCCGGTCATCTTCACGCCCAGGTCGGTGAGTAACCGATCCATCTCGCGGAACGCCTGCCCGCCTTGCCGCAGGAAGTTGAGCATCCCCTGGCCGCTGCGGCCGAAGATGTCGATGGACGCTGCGGCCTGCATGTGCGGCGGCAGGGCCGCGATGCGGTCGGCAATCAACGCCAACTGCTCGGTCGTGCTGAGCCCAGCCAGATCGTCCATCGTCAAGCCGAGTTGAGCGAACGCCTTGGCCGCAGCCGGCGTGCCTTGGGCCAACTCGCCGACCATTCGAGCGGTACGACGCAGGCCCGTGGTGAGCAGCTGCTGGCTCACGCCAGACTCGGCAGCCACCTGCTGCATGACCTGCAACTCGCCGGCCGCCACGCCCAACTCTTGCGAGAGATTGTGCAGGGCTTCCGCAGAGCGCGTCGCCGAAGTCAGGGCGGCAACCGCTCCAGCCAGAGTGGCAAACCCGCCAACCACCGGCATCAGCATCGGCATCATTCCGCCAAGCGTTCCGCTCAAGGCAGACAGCCCGCCGACGCTCTTCTGAAATCCCTTGAGCTGCCGCCCGGCCTTAGACAGCCCAGCCGTCAATCCGCCCGTGCTGGCGGTGATGCTGACGTTTACGCGGCCGAAATTTTTTGCCATGGTTTCACCGCGGGATCGCGTTCAGCGTGGCGAGGATCTGATCTGGTGTCTGTGCCCGCTTCGGAACCGGCAGGAACTCCTCTGGCTTCTTGACGGGCTGCCGCTTGCCTCGGTTTGCGTTGTATCTCTGAGCAATCGCCACGGCGTCCCTAAGCCACTCGTCACCCCACGGCTCGAGCAGGTAGTAGCCCATCCAGCCGTACAACTGATCGACGCTCATCTCGTCGGCCAGCCGCTCTACGTCCCAGATGCCGAGCTTTAAGGCGAGCCGGTACAGGAACGCGAGCACCGGCTGCCGTTCTATTTTCCCGCCGCCTCCTCCACTGCGTTGCCGCCGATGCCGTTCAGTTTGAATCCCGCATCGACGATGGCCTGCACGATGTCCGTGTCGAGCTCGCCAATCCAATCGGCGTCGGCATCCTCGAACATCCGCGTGCCGTCTTCGTTCACCACAACCATGGCAACGAATCGCGCCCGCACGTTGTCCAGGTTGACGCCGCCAACCTTGCCGCCGGTCACGATCTGCTCGAAGCGATCGCGGTCTTTGGCTGAGAACTTGGCGACGTAGATGGTGCCGCCAAGTTCTGGAACGTCTAACGCCACGCGGGGGCGAACGCCACGCTTGGCTTTAATCTGCTCACGAGTAAGAGCCACAGTCCGCGCCTCCTGTCAGCACTAGCTCGGCAGCGTGCCGCTGAGCTTGATGGTGAGCGTGCCGCTCATCATGTCTTCCATCTGGGCACCAGCCTCGAAGCCGGTGGCGAAGCCGTAGGCACTCCAGAGCGTCGTGGTCGTTCCGCCATTGGCCCAGTACACGTTCACGACTTGGCTGGTCGCGACGTTGGCCAGGTCGGCGGTCGGCTTCACGCCTGGGTCGAAGAGCACCTCTACCGAGAGCTCGCCGGGGTCGTAGATGGCGGAAGCCACAAACTCCTTGGCGGACGAGAGCATATGCGTCGCGTCGGCAACGGCACGCGAAACGCCGCCGTGATTGACGCCGGTGATCTTGTAGCCGGTCGCCGTGTGCAGCGCCGTCCCGAACGACACAAACGTGCCCTGACCAATATCAACTGCCATGGCTTTCTCAAGCCTCCGTAAAGGTGATCTCTACTGACAAATCCGTGCGGTAGATGGGGAGTTGCTCCCCGTTGTTTGGCGGCTCCTGCGTGTCATCGTCGCTCTTGACGACGGCCAGCCGAATGCTGCCTGTTACCTTGAATTGTAGGGCGAGGCGAATGGCTCGGGCGAGGTTTCGCACGCCCACGAGAGAGTCACCGATGGCCGAAATCGTGAACGTCGCACGAGTGATCCCCGTCATGCCCTGCATGTGCATGAACGGCCCTCGGCCAGTGTTCTCACGCTGGTAAACGATGCACGGCAGGTCGGCCCCTTGCGGAGCCTGGACGGCATAGATTCGCCCGCCAACATACATGGCAATGTCGGCGTCAGCCGTCAGCAGCTGCACGAGCGACTCGTCGATATGGGTGGTGGTGGGCATTAGTCCTTGCCAGCAATCTTTCGGAGTTGGCGGCGTTCGTGCTCAGCAATCGCCTTGTCAACGAACTTGCCTAAATCACGGACCAACGCCTCGCGGATAGAGGGCAAGTTTGCATTGGCCCATGCCTCAAACTTGCCAGTCCCGGCGAACCCCTTGGCCATAGCAAAGGCGACTCGCCCATCTTTGCCCCTTGCATCCTTGAAGTACTTGTACCGCGATGCGACGTTAGCCGGCACGGACAGCAATCCGCTCTTTGGAACCCGGCTTTTGACGCCATGCTCAATCCACCAAGAGTGAAAGCCGAGCTCGCTCTTGTTTGCCTGCCTCCCCTTTTTTGTGCTGCCACGCCTGTAGCCGACAATGGCTGTTTGAGTTGCAAATGTCTTCTTGGCTTCAATCTTGACGCCTACAGATCGGCGAAGATTGCCGGTCGGCCCGCGAGGAGTGAATGACTTGATTTCGTTGATTTGTGCTTTTGCAACGCTGTTGACTGCAGCCCGCAGATACTTTCGCTGAATCGACACTGGCACCTTTTTGAGGCGCACCAGAACGTCCTCAACTCCCTCAACGGTCATGCCCAGTTGCATAGCCATCAGTCCACGACCTCCGACACCAGGAGCTCGTGTTCCTCGCGGCGTCCACGCTCAACGGCCGACATGATCTCGAACGTGCGGCCGTCCGCAGTAAGCCGCATCTTCGGCTTGAGCCCGTTCGTGTACCGCATGCGGACTCGATGCGTCACCGCGCCTTCATTGGCCATGGCGTTGATGGTTTCGTTGCCGCTGAGCGGCAGAATGGCGATCCACCGCGTGGCAAACGTGGACCACGCAAGCTCAGGCTCTCCGATGCTGTTGGTGCTCTCGGTTGGAGTCTGCACCGTGGCAAGCGTGTACATGTCGCCGGAACGCAGTGGCATGGCCTACGCCCCGTAGATCACGAGCGTGTACGAAGCCGTGCCCGAGTAGGCAGAGACATTGAACCCAGCCGTACCGCCAGATCGAGAGTCGCAGATCGCCACGCGGCTGCCACCGGAAATGGCCACGCCGGCCCCGGTCGCTTCGCTGCACACGGCAGCCGACGAAGCCGCGAACGCGAACCGGCTCACGCTGGCAAACGATACGGCCGATCCGCTGGAGTCCTTGTAGATACTGGGAGCCACGGCGATTGCCACCGCTGCCGTACCGCACGTACCAGAGAGCACGGCCACCTTGCCGCTGCTGTAGGCGTCGGTGCTGGTCAGTGCCAGCCGCTTGAGCGACTGCACGCCAGTGCCGGCGGCAGAGTCCGAGAACGCCACGTCGATGGCAATGCGACCTTCAATGCTCATGCGTACTGCTTCCAGCGTAGTGGCGAGAGCAGAGCCGACACGGCAAACTCAAGCTCCTTCGAGATGCTGCCAATAAGCACAGACTCGCGGTTGGCATACCAGTGCCCCACCAGCATCTTGATGGCGTGCACGGCCGGCTTCGGCACGTTGGCGGCCCCGCCGTAGCCG